TTCTCATATGCAGTCTGCAATCTACCCAGTAAGTCTCTGGCAGTTGCTGCTTTGTTAGCAAGAATACCTATATTTACATTGTCATTAAAGACAGCATAATGTAACAAGTATGATACCGATGTCGTAGACTTACCAGTCTGACGAGGCATCTTACATATATTGAATCTATTATCGTGGAAATTTTGTATTAATCTTTCTTGAAAGTCATAAGGTTCAAATGGAACAAGACCCTCATCCAAACTAACAATCTTTACATGATTCTTTGCAAAATATACAGGATCATTCTTACATGCCATAAACTCAAGAATTTGCTCTTTCGTAAATTCTTGTTGGACGTTTGCTTTCTTTAGGAGGGGATTACCAAGATATACTTCATCAAGAGTCATAATTTTATTCAGGTACTTGTATTAATGGATCTCCTGGTTTGTAATCTGAAATTTCATAATTCCAAAGTTTACATCCAGGATACACTTTCTGGAGTTGGGTAAGAACTTCCTTCCTAGAAGGTTTCTTTATATGAGGGAAGAACATCTGTAACATGTAGTTATTACCTCTCCATCTCAAATATGTATCTACGATCTGACCATTCCTTTTTATAGGTAATTTCTTTGCCTCTCCTATAGTTTCCCACTCAATATTATTCTTAGGAGAAACTATTGGATCTGGTGTAATTAAATCAGTAAATTCATAGTCTGTTGGCTTAAAATCATCTTTCCAATCAGAAGTGTCTATATTTTCATTTACTTGAATATCTATAACCTTATCTCCTACTTTTACATTATGTTCAGCGAACCAACCTCTATTGACTTCTAATGCATAAAGAACATCCCCTTCAGATGGCACTGGAAGAAGATTGTATGGATTCAATTTTTTAATACTTTCTATTGTTCCGTCTTCTTTAATAAATGCTATATCCAAAGGAATTTTAGTATCCTTCATATGGAAGAATCTTTGTCCAACTTCTTCAAATATAAAAAGCATTCCACTATCTTCTTCCAAACTTTCTCTAAACATGAGACCCAACTTAAATTTAGTTGGGGTATCTGGAACTTCTATATTAAGTGGAAGATTAACGGTTAAAGTCATTATAGAACACAGGTCTCCAATGATATTTATCAGACCCAACGTGTTGCAACTATTTCTACATTATTATCTACATTTCTTTTTTTACTTTCCATCTCAAATCCTTCTCTTTCAATTTCTCTTGCTATTAATTCTATAGCATATTCTTGTGTTATTTTTTCAACCATTCTCTGTGGTGGAGTGGGATGCTTCCATGTCTGAAGATCAGTTACCAATTCATAATTTTTTGTTTGCCTATTCAGACGAAAACCAATATCCGTTCCTAAAGTAATATCACATCTTACTTTTGCATGGTCATGTCCAACAGGATTTTCCAATTCCTGATTAACATCTACAGGAAGTCCCAATGTTAATAATGCTTTTAATAAAATCTCCTTTTCTCTTAATTTAGTCTTGATGGTGCTGAAGTGTGACATTTTCCTCTGTAGTATTAGTTTGGTAGAATTCTGGTTTCTTTTCTCTATAAGAGATTTCTCCCAGTGTTTCCTCAATTTTTTTGGTTAATTCCTGACAACTATCGCCAATGATACCAATAACTTCTTCAGTTACAGTACCGTCTTGGCGAATAGTAAATTTAAGTTTTTGTTGTGCCATTTGTTACATAATAAGGTTAATTTATTTATTCTCCTCCTCCACCACCGTTGCCACCACCACCGTTACCGTTGCCACCGTTGCCATTGCCAGAATGACCATTGCCATTTCCGTTACCGTTACTGGACCCATTACCATTACCATTCTTTTTACCATCATCATGATCATGTGCTAAATATCCACTTCTACCTATATGATATCCACGAGGGATTGGCATACATTTTTTCTTGTCAAAACACCAATACTTACCATCAGGGCATTTCTTTGCTTCCTTTGCTTCACCCATAAATTGAGAAAAGTTTTTCATAGTCCTACGATTGTTAATGGGTCTGATGTAACAGTAGCAATACCAGTTGCACTCAATTTAACTCTATTGCTTTCAAAGTTTAATTCACTCATGTTACCAAGGCTGGTTCCATCACTAGCAATACCAACTTGTCCAGAACCATTAATTTGACTTAATAGTCTAGGCATTTGCAGTCTCCAATACAGAAAGAAGAACTTTTAATGTACTGTTAGCACCTGCTTCTGCAATAACAGAATCACTTGTTTCCAATACCAACTTTCCATCTAAAGGAATGTAGGCATCAGCAACAGGAACACTTGCTCCTTTAATAATTTCTGTTGTAGTACTACTTCTCTTATGTGACATTGTAAGAGTAGTTGCTGCTGCCGCATAATTGGTTACATGTGCATAAAGAATAATCCCAGTGTAACCAGTGGGTGCAGTATATACAGTTTGACTAGCGGTAGTCAGTTCAATTGTATATGTTTTAAATCTGTTGAGTGCGAGTGCCATATTAACTTAATGCTAGGATAAACGGAGTCATTTCTGAGAACAAACTCTTACTAAAGGATCTTCCACTGATTGTACCAGTTTCTTGATTGATTTGCAAATCATCACCAATTCTAAAGTTACCTGCTTGGTCTGTACTGGTATAAAGAACCTTACCACCAGTTTCAGTAACAACTTCATTTTCTTGATTGGTAACTCCACCACGTTTAGGTGTAGCAGTAACAATCTGATTACCAGCACCAACATATTCAAATGTATGAGAACTAGCAACAATTCTACTTCCTTGTGAGAAGTATGCTGTTGAACCAACTCCAACTGCACTTAATAAGTTAGTAGCAAGTGATAATGTAGAAATACCTGAAGATACAGGTGTCGAACTATTTATTGTATAATAAAGATCTTCCATACTTGCTGTTGCAGTAGCAGTATTAGAACCTACTTCTGGTGCAGAGATTGTTATATTTGGTGTACCTGTATACTGACTACCACTACTAATAATGGTTATAGATGCAACACTATCTCCTTCTAAAGTTGCAAATGCAGTTGCTCTTTCTCCATTTGGTCCAGCAGGAGCATCAACTGTTACGGTAGGAGTAAATGAATAACCTGTTCCACCTGACCCTACAGCAATCTTATTAACATCCTTATACAATGTATCAAAATAAACTAATTGACCATCATAGGGACGATCTACGTCTATCTTAGCAGTTCCTCCAGAAACATATGTATGTGCAAGAGTAGAAACACCTACATTAACAACAAATGATGTAGTAGAAGGAATTGAATCTACATCAAATACAAAAGGTTTTTTAGCTGGATATGTCTTACTTCCAAATGCACAAGTAACACCAATACCTGCAAGTGTTACACCCATTCCTACTTGGAATCCATGTGCAGAAGTTGTTGTAACAGTTGCTATACCAGAACTGTAATCGTATACAAAATTACTAATGTTTAGAGTAGGAGTGCTTACATTTACTTTGACATTCGCCTGAGATGCTGCAGCAGTTGTGGTAACTATACCTGTATATTGTAAATCACTTACACCTCTAGATACTAATCCAAAACTACCAAAACTACAATTACTATTTGCAATATCTGCTTGACCACCTTTATCAGCAGTAACTGCTTCATTACAGCAAATAGTGAACAATGAAACCAACTGAGCAAATCCACCATTAGTAATAGCAACACCAACTCCACCCTGATTATATTGGGTGTATGAGTCAACGTTCATTGCTTTCAATGATCTTGCTTGATCCCCATCAATATAAAGTCCTGTTCCTGTTGTAGTATCACTTGTGCAGTTCTGAATATATGGTCCTTTCCATTTACCACCACCTACATTTTCTGCAATCTCATCTGTTGGGAAAGCAACCGCAGCAGCAGGTGCAAGATGACCACTAAATGTCATACTTGCTAATTTAGTTCCTTTTCTTACATGAAATAAATCATTCGTTGCTGTAGTTGGAGTAACAGTAACTGCTCTTTGATCATCACCTACAATCGAAACAAAAGCAGGAACTTCTATAGGATTTGCCTCTTCATATCTACCTGAAAGAACTTTAATTGTTGTTCCTGATTGAGCAATGCCAACTGCTGCTTTAATTGTTAGTTTAGCATTGTCAATAGATGTTCCATTATTTGTATCTACACCATCTTTTGCAACATAGAGGACATTAGGTGCAGAGTTAATACCAGATGCAGTAGCACTAATTGTTACACCAGTACCAATAGTAACCGCAGAATTAGTAATAGTAACCTTCTCTGCACCATCAACTGTGCTACCAATAGAAATCTCTTCTTGTTCACCATCGATAACAATGGATGAAGTACCAATAGTTAATATTCCAACAATCCTAGTATTACCAGTAACTACTAATTCTTCTGGGAATGTAGTTCCTCCACCAACATGCATTTTTGCAGCAGTTGCCACACCAGATATATTCCAGTTACGTGCAGTTGCTTCATCATATTCGAGGTCTCCCTCAACACCCATCTTACCAGCAACCCATAATGCATAGTCAGATTTTGCAGCAGTAGTATTGATACCTACGTTTCTAGTGGTATGAATACCTGTATCACTAGATGCCCAAGTTCCTGCACCACCAACACTACCCTGTTTAGCAATCCATTTAGAACTTGTTGAACTGTATTGAATAATATAATTATCATCTAAACCACCAGTTACATCAACATCTTCTAAATCATCAAGACGAACAGCACCACCTCCACCAAAGGTTGCTAGTTGTTGCTGAACTCTATTAACAAATAATCTATAATGCTCTGATAATTGATCAAGAGTTACATATCTCTTATCTAAAGGAGTTAGTGGATCAGAATTATCAACATCAGGAGGAATATTTAATAGACCTTCTGATAGGATTTCTTTCTCATCAAACTTCTCTAATACTTCTTCTAATTGTCTAACTTTACCTGTAAGTTCTTTACTCTTTTGTTCTATCTCATCTACATTTAATTTCTCTACAACATCCTCAAATTCTTTACGAATACCTTTAATATGCTTTTCATTTACAGTAAAGTTAATCTGTAAATCTTTTAACTTTTCAGATAAAGTCTCCTCAAATTGTTCTACATTAGTTTTTAGATCCTCATGATACTTTGTGGTACTAGTATCTAAATTCTCTTGTAGTTCACAAATATTATCAGAAAGATTGGATTCTAATTCAGTAATCTTTTCTGCAAAAGAAGTTAAAGTTCCTGCATACTCTTCTAACTTTTTATCACTAGATATCTCTCTATTCTTAAAGTCTCTTTTTACAGTGTCAGAAAGAACTTTTGATTCTTTTACCAGGTTCTCAATCTTGATTATCTTTTCGGATAATACCTTATCAACTTCAGACTCTTTACCTTCTACTCTTTCATGAACAGCAGTAACACCAGTATCAAGAACTATAAGTCTCTCATCAAGAGTAACTATATCTTGTGCTAGATCCTTG